ATATACAAGAAGGTCAACAAGATGGTGATACTTTATTAGAAGGTTTTGTTAATGGAACCATGGAAGCTAGTGGTGAACTTATGAATCCATTTATTTCTGAATCTATCTGGACAGAAGCTATGGCTGACTTAACAGTTAGAGGTGGAAGAACCGAGGAAGGTAGACAACTGTACACGGACCAAACTTCTGCAGGAGATAAGATGGCTATTCAAATGATGCATTTAGGAAATGCATTAGCTCCTTCTTATAAACAATTTTTAAGAATAGGTTCTGCTGCGTTCGGAACTCCAGATAAAACTGGACAAGTTTTAGATATAGGACCAGAGCTAGCAGGATTTATGGGATTAAGAGCCATAAAAATAGATCCACAAAGATCAATGGGATTTAAAATAGCCCAATATCAAACAGGAATTAGAAATGCTAGAAGAGAATTTACGGGTGGTATATTTGGACTATTAAAAGGTGGTCCAGTAAGTGAAGCAGATGTTATTGAAAGATATATTGCATCTAACAGAGCAAGATTTGAAGTACAAAAAGATATGTATAAGAACTTAGAAGCCGCTCAAGTTTTAGGAGAAACTCCTTCATCTCTACAAAAAACATTTGCCGAAAGACAAGTTAGTTCTAAAAATTTTAACTATTTAAATCAAGGAAGATTTGAACCTTACTTTCCTTCTAAAGATATATTAAGAAAATTTAGAGAGATAGCCGCAGGTATTGATGAAGAAGATCCATTTGCAGCAGCATCTGGAGAAGTAAGAGATCTTGCTAGAGGTTTTAAAGATTTAAATTTAAGAGACAGATTTAGAGGTTTTTCTAAGGGAGGACCAGTTAATAGTGAGCCTCTTATTGGTGGCATTGATGCCGCTCTTCCAGCTTTAGTTGATATTAGAAACCAATTAGCACAATTAGATTTAGATGATGAGTTTGGTGTAGATGTCTCTGAATACATCCCTGAAGAAACAAATATAGTAACACCTCCATTACCACCACAACCGCAACCAGTGGTAGATATGGCCCCAAGAACTCAGCAAAAAGACCCAATTACTAACTTGACACGTACTGAAGAAGCGTTACTATCGCCCATGGAAAAAGTAATTGCTGGGAGAGATTAAATTACAATGAAATTATCAGCTAATTTTACATTAGACGAGCTTATTAAAAGCCAAGTCGCAGAAAGGAAAGGGATTAACAATAATCCTTCTCCTGAACAAATAGAGAATTTAAAAGCATTAACCCAAAATGTTTTGCAACCCGTTCGTGCAAATTTTGATAAACCTTTAATGATATCTAGCGGATTCCGTTGTGCTCAGCTGTGCCTAGAAATTGGTAGCAGTATCAACAGCCAACATTGCGCAGACAACGAAGCAGCTGCAGCAGACTTTGAGATCTGGGGTGTAGATAACGAGGTTCTGGCGACATGGATCAAATCAGAACTAGAATATGATCAATTGATCCTAGAATTCCACAAAAAAGGTGAGCCTAATTCAGGTTGGGTCCACTGTTCATACTCAAGAAACCAAAATAGACAACAATCTTTACGAGCTACAAGAGAAGACGGTAAAGTTAAATACCGACCTTGGTAAAATAAAAATCACAGCGCGCCTCGCGTGTATATCCTACGTTTTACGTGATTCATTTTTATTATACCAGGCTAGTAGTACGTATCTGGGGCCTTTAGTTACCATTGAAACTTTATGTTTTTTATCGGCACCAAATAATATTATTTTTCCTGTCTTTGGTTCTACTGTGTACTCTTCTACTGTAGTTTTACCACCTTCGTAGCCTTCATTAAGATAAGTAATAGTAGTTTTATCATAATAAATTGTGTCATCATGCCAGTCATGATATTCACCCCTTGGCCATTTTAGTATTTCTAAATTTTTTAGTTTATGATTTGGATACAGTTTCATATATTTTATATACAATCTAGTAAGATTCCTACTATCAATAGGTTTTAATGAATCTTTTACTGGTATCTTTATAAGGTGTCTCTTTTGAAAAGATTTCCAATGTTTTTTATTAGCTTCAAAAAACTTAATACAATAATTACAAGTTTTTTTTGGTAAAAAGTCTTCTATTTCAACTAAATCCAAGATCTTAATTCCTCTCCTAAAACTTCTGATGCTATGTTTATTTTTTTACGTAGAGCTTTTACAATCTTTTCATCAACAGTGTCCTCAGCATTTATATCTACATAAGTCACTGATTTTTTCTGGCCAATTCGGTGAGCACGGTCCTCGGACTGTAATCGCTTCTCTAGGTCATATCCGTTAGAAAAGTAAATTACGGTGTTTGCAGCCGTCAAAGTAATCCCATAGCCGCCCGTAGAAGGCGTTCCAACCATAAACCTGCACTTAGGGTCGTCTTGAAATTTCTTAATATTAGGCTGTCTCTCGTCTTGAGGAGTTAGTCCGTAATAGTCAACAATAGAGTCTGTTCCATATTCTTTCTTAACTTGAGCAAGAATGTCTTTAATATCTAATTGATAATGAGCCCAAATAATTGCTTTACCTTCAGTTTCTTCAAGAATACTCATTAATTCAGATACTCTGTTATTAGGGATTCTTTGAAAAGAGCCATCATCCGCAGTAAAATGACCACAAGTTATTTGATGTAATCTCATTAACTGGGTTAAAGCATTAACCGTAGTAACCCTTTTACCATTAAGAATAGCCATAGCTTCTTTCTTCATCTGTTCATATAATTTACGTTGATCAGGTGTTAAGGTAATTTGACGTTTAATAAATATTTTATCGGGTAGATCTAAGCAATCCTCTTTTAACACTCTATAAGAAAACCCTTTAAGTTTATCGGATAACTCTCCTAAATTTTTAAACCCGTTTACTACTTGGATCTGTCTTCCATGCATATGGAGTGTTTTCATTTCAGCATATCTATTTCGAAAAGCGTAATAAGATGAGAAGTTCAATAACCACGGATCAAGGAACTCACACTGACTAAATAAGTCTAATGGATTCTTTGTTACCGGAGAACCTGTCATAATCCTTCGATATTTAGAATTGGCTGCTAACTTAATAATATTCTTTGTTCTTTTAGCGGTAGGGGTTTTAATTGTAGTAGATTCATCAATCGCCATAAGAGTATTATGGGAACCTAAAAACTTTTGAGCAAAATCAACACCTTTAGCTGTGCTAAAAGCTTCTACATTCATAATTAAAATATGAAGTTCTTCGCCTGTTTTAAACAGAGTACCTAGTTTTCTAGACTGACTCTTAGTTATGTTAGCTTGCCACAAAACGGTCTTATTCTCAATATGGTCAGGTAGATGCGCAGGTATTTCATTATTATACCAAGTTCCTATAACTCCTTTTGGAGCTATAATAAGAGCACCATCTACTTTGCCTTTATCATAAAGCATAGCTAGGTTATCTATCAATACTTTTGTTTTACCAGTACCCATTTCTAGAAAATACGCATAACTTTCCTTATTCCATGACCGTTCTAAAGCAGTCAACTGATGGTTGTATGGTTTCGTCTTAAATTTATAATTCATAATTATAATTTCTTTTCTTTCTAGTTGACAATATAGGGATTGATCACTATATTGTCAAGTATGAAAGTAATAAATGAAACAAAATCAGTCGGTTTTAAACCAACTGTTCATGTTATACAAGAAATCGCAGGAACCAGTGAGGGGAGACCCAAAATAAATATTATGGGAGCTGCTAGTTATGGGAAATTTAAATTCCTATTACCAGAGTTATCTCAAATAATATTTTCTCCTGGTCCTTTAATATATAAATTAAGAAGTGCTTTAAAGGACTTCACAGTTGAAGACTATTTATTATTAACAGGTGATCCTGCTATTATTGGAGTAGCATGTTCTATTGTTTCTGATATTACAAACGGTAAATACAAACTATTGAAATGGGATAAACAAGAAAGAAAATATTATCCTATTGAAATCAACTTATATGAAAGAGGAAAGATAGATGAGTAATATTAACTTTGAAGAAGACCAACAAGACCTTGTAGATAAAACCGCAAGTATACAATCTCTAGCAGATCAAATACAAATGTTAGAAGGATTAATTTCTAGAATAGAAAAAAGTGAAAACAATTTAAAAGATTTAAAAAAAGAACATGACCGATTATCTGGTGA